TTTATTTGCCTGGTATTCCTGTTCCAAAGTTTAGTCTGCTAAACTCCAGTCTATCTACTAGTTTTAATGCGTTACCCATTCTGTCTACAGCAACAAATCCTTCTTCGCCTGTCACTTCATAACCGTTGTCTGTTTCTTTAAATGTAGGTAACTGTCTAATTGTTTCTAACTTTTTAACTATCCTTATCTTTGCTTCAATAAGTTTTAAATACAAATCATAAACAGCAACAATACCAGGAACATGTTCTTTAATAAACTTAACACCCTGTACTAATTTTTCAGTCATTTCTTCTTGTTTCTTTTCTGTCTTATAACCGTCTATTTTCTTTTGCATGAAATCTATATACTTTTGTACAAACCCTTGTGCAAATTTCGTAGGCTCGTCAAATGCTCCTGCTCTGATGTTATTATTTACATGAGCCTTTAATTGTTGTAAAAAGTCTTTACCTATTAGATCGTTTCCTTTTTCTAGCCAACCAAATGTTTCAGAATCAATACTTTTTAAATAGTTATCTGCTTCACTAATAGCACTCATTACATTATCACTTTCTTCTTGTGTAAATGTAACAGTACCACTAAAATCTTTTATTATTGCGTCTCTGTGCCATACACTAGGAGTACTTCCTAGTTCACTGCTATTAAATCCAAACTTTGCTTGGGTATCTGCTAATGTAGGTCCACCTACATACTCTGTATGCCAAACAATACCCATATCAGAACTGCTAATTTGTTTTGCTAAATCACTGTCTGTTGGTACTGCATAAACTATTGTATTAGGCTTAAAAATTAATACTTCCTCTCCATTAATAGTTTTTGTTTCTAAATCGCTTTTGCTATAAAGCATATCACCTTGTGCAACTGTATTCCAATTAAGTTTCCTTAAATTTCTCAATGCAGTTTTTAATTTTTCTTGCAATCCTTCTGATGGATGATTTTCTTCTATATCCTTATCTGTAAAATTTATTTTAGGCTTTTGTGCAAATACACCTTTAGTTCCTACAAAAAATTTACCTGTTTCTGGATCTTTACCTGCCACAACGGCTGGTGCACCGTCCCATTTTGTTGTCATGCTTATTGGTGTTTTTGTATTTCCTTCCAGCATTTCGTGTAAACTGTATAGATAGTTTACTGCATCTTTGGCTCCCTGAAAGCCTTTATTAAAAATATTATCCTCTAAATGTTCAAGGTGAGTATTTTTACCTTCTGCTTCAAGTATTATTTGCCTTAAAAAACTTTCTGATAAATCTGCATATCTCATAATGGTTAGGCATTAGTTCTAATTGGCTGTTTTTGATTTCTTGCTTTGTCTATATCAGGCTGAATTTTTTGTTGTTGCCAGATTCTAAATGCTTTATTAAGATGCATTCTTCCGTCGTTTGCAATTTGTACAATTTGGTTTGCTTCATCTGAAGTTAAGTTACCTGCTTGTACTCTTTTTTTCAAGTTCTCATAATCGTCTTCAGGATTATTTTTATTTTGGTCTTGAGGATTAGTAGGAGTAAACTGAAAACTAGGTACTCCCATCATATAGTTATTAGGTGCTATTACTGTTGCAGGTTTTTTAGGTTGTACAGTTTTAGTTTTTCCATCACGTACACTTTCCCAATCTAAAGCGACAGCATCTACTCCAACTGTTTTATTAAAATTAGGATTTTTAAATCTTTTATCTTTTGTTAATTGTGTAGGATTAGGGTCTCTGGTAAATTCTCTTGGATCTTTATCACCTTTTTTTAATCTTGTTTGTTGTGTAAAATTAAATGCATCAATGTTATTTTCAGGTGCTTCAGCATCACGTCTGTTTTTATCCTGTTGATCTTTACGGCCTTTTCTAAAGTTTTGAATACCACCAGCAACTGTGTTTGCAACATTGTCCATCGCTCTACCTACAATTGAGCCAGTCATACCTAAAGTTTTTTTGGCAACACCACCAGGCTGTCCGCCTCTGACACTTTGTCCCACACCTGTCATTCCAAGTGCTTTACCTATTTTTGTTCCAATACCTGCTCTTTTTGGTATTGCAACTTTGTTTACAGTATCATCTATAAGACGTTTAAATAATATATCTGTTTTGGGTACAGTTTGACCTGTGTTTTTATTCGTGAAAGTTTTGCTGGTTGCATTCCAGTCATAGTCTACGCCATTATATTTTACAGATTTGACTTTAGATGGATCGTATGTACTCCACTCTTTAAGTTCTACTACTTCTTCAATCAGCATTTTTGTTCTCTTTTTGGGCTTCTTTGATTATTTTACCAATACCTCTGGAGAACTTTTTACCATCTCTGCTTTTTATACTATTAACTAATCTATTTTGTAGATCTTTAGCAGTAGCAGGATCATAATTACTGTCTATTTGTTCCAATAAACTGATTGCACTTGCAATGACATGCTCACCTCTATTAGATACAACATGATCTCTGTCTCTGTCTACAGATATTTGATTTAGTTCTTCTAATATACTTCGTGTTTTACGCACAATGTCTCCAATAAAAATATATAATGCTATTTATCATTTTATTGATCATTCTTTTTAAAGAACTCTCTCATATTCATTGCACCTGAGATAACATCTTGTGCTTCAGGCTCTTCTGCTTTTATACTGTTATTGCGTTTAAGTTGATCAACTAAACTACTTGTAGTCATTGTCATTGCATCTTCATCGCCATCTTGTAAGTCTTCTATCCTTAATGTATCAGGATCAAATCTTAAATCTACTTTTGTACCTACACCACTACTAGAACGTGTTTTCATAAACTGTATTTGATATCTGCCTTTTTCTCGCATAGCATTACTTGTAAAAATACCCACAACATTATCTGCTGTTTGTACTTTACTAATACCACCTGCTATGTGATGATGATCAAACTCTATTTCCTCTACAGCACCTCTGTTTAACTGCGATGCAGTAACAAATAATAAGTCTCTTTCTACTGCTAAATTACGCAACTCTTCAGATACATATTTGTCTTTAATAAACAAATCACTGCCACTTACTTTTGCACTAATAGGCATCATTAAATCCAAATAATCTACCAGCAAACAATCAACCTTTTCACCACAAGATATTTCATATTCTCTTAAAAATACTCTTATGTCATTTACATTAACACCATTAGGCATCGCTTTTACTCTAAGTCTACCAGCACCTTTGGATTTCATACGCACTTTTAAATCTACATCTTCCATGTTTTTCATTATCTCTTTTGTGCCATAGCCACTAACCATGCTATCAAGTCGCATACTAATCAATTGTTCACTCAACTCTAAACTAATATATACAACATTAAATCCTGCTAATGCCCAATTAACTGCAAAGTTTTGTAAAAATAAACTTTTACCTGCACCAGAACCACCAGCAAAAATTGTCATTTCACCTCTGTTCATACCGCCATACAGTTTGTGATCTATTCCTTTCCAGCCTGTACTTACTGCTCCAGATTGATCTTTTATCCATTGTAATCTTTCTTTAGGATTTTCAAAGTAATCTAATCCTAAATCCTTTACAAGTCCAACCTGACTTGCATCTTTAATTTTATTTTCAACAATACCATACTCTTGCTTTTCTAATAAATCAGTACTTTCAATTATGGCCATTTCCAATGCTTTATGTCTGCAAAATACTTCAAACTCTTTTAAAAACCATTCATGATGATCTGCAGTTACATTTGGAATAGGTTCTAATGCTATACCAGACGCCGCACTTACTTGCTCAGGCGTAGGAATACTATTAAAATCTGTTGCATGACTTTGAAATAATTTTACCACAGCCCTGTATTTCATATTAAAATATTCAGGCTTCACAATGTTTTGGCATCTAGCAAACAAATCATTATCACTTAACAAAAACTTTAAAAACAGTTCTTGTGTTTCTTCGTTGTAATTTTGTAAATCACTCATAATTTTCTATCTCATTTAATATATATCTTGCGAACAACTGATGTCCTACTTCGTTTGGATGGCCATCATCTGGACCTTCCTCATGTCCTACAGCAATATGTGATACAGGTAATAAAAAATTTGATATATCTATATTACATGCAAGTTTTTTTAAATTCATAAATTCATCTAACCATGTCTTGTGCTGTAAATAATGACTAATCAAAGTTGTTTTGCTTTGACCTGTATAGTAAACATTTTTAAATCCTTTTGTATTGCAAAAATTTTGAAATGCTAAAATTTGTAATATTAGATCTGTCATTATACTAATATTATTATTTACTAATCCACAATTACTTTTAAAAGCCTTGTATGACGTTTTATCATCTAAAAATTCATTACCTATTCTGGGGGACATATCGTCTATACAAGGACTGTCTGCAACAAGTCCTATCCAACATTGTAAATCCTCATCATAATATTCTTGCCTTTCTAAACTGGCAAATTGTATAATAACAGTCCAATTTTCTGGATCATTTATATTTTCTAAATATTCCATACTACGCCTTATTATTCTATGATTGCTAGAACCTCTGTATGCTTCTGATACAACATCTTGAAAGTTGTTTTTTAAAAGCATTGGCCACACCCAATCTGGCGATATGTCTGACTTTCCATTTTTTATAACAAAGTCTTTATGTCCATGACTAAAACTGCAACCATTTACATATATTTTCATATCATCTTTGCCTTTACTTCTATTTTAAGTTTATTGTTTGTTGCATGTTTTATAATACTGCTTACAGTTGCCATTCTACCATAACGTTGTACAGCGTCTGCGGCATCTTTACAATCAACATGCCAAGGCGGGAAACTTACTTCCCACCCTAGTTCAGCGGCCTGCAACATTAGTTCTATACCTGCTTCATCTTTATCTGGGCACACAATAATTCTTTTACCTAGTTTTTCAATTAAATGTGCTTGTTCAGGACCTACACTATTACCTTGTATTGCAATACCATCAATTAATATTGCATCAAAAACACCTTCAGTAACAATAACAATTTCTCTTTTGCTATCTGCAAATCTATCAATGTTAAAAACATATCCAGGTTGCATATTATGTAAGTACTTGGGCGTTTGTTTGTTAGGAGGGCTTATATGCCTTCCAGTCCAGCCTACAAGCTCACTATTATAGGTAAAGGGGACCACTAATCTCTGCTTGTATAACCTGTCATTAAAGTATAGCAGTGGATATAGACCAAGTAGTCCTCTTTGTTTCGCATACTGTTTAACAGCATGTGACTCTTCTAAATCATCTACTGCCATAACATTATCTGGTAATTCTATTTTATTAAACTTTTGTAAATTATAAACATAATCGTTAGTACTCTCTGTTTCTAATTCTTCAGCATATTTCAGTAACTCTATTGTTACTTTGTGAATGTCTTGTTGATCTGCACCTAAAGTTGTTGCTAGATCTTTATATTTTTTACCTAATGTAGGATTAGGCTCCCACCCAGTTGTAAATCCACAGTTAAAGCAGTTATAGGATATTTTTGCACCTGTAGTAATTAATCCTCCACGTTTCCTTTTATCAGAACACATAGGACAATCCATAGTGTTCCAGCCACTAGGAGTTTTATTAGTTCGTATTGGAAGATTATCCAAAAGGAGACGATGCACCTTTTCTACTAAAAAGTCTATATCCATGCATTAATTATACACGATATATGTAAAAAAGTCAATTAGTTTCTTAGTTGCACTAAAGAAATATTTCCTGCTGTTGGTTCGCTCATTACTCTGATATAATTAGCATTTACTTGGAATGTATTATGGTAAATTGTTGAGTTAGATGTTAATGAAATATTACTTACCTCAAACCAATCAGTACTATTATTTGCAGTATCAGGTGTATTTTCTACACAACTTGCCTGGATATTAATAGTTCCTGTGTATGCATTAGGATGTATCGCAATACTATGTAAACAAGAACTAAAGTTCCTTGCTTGGTTACCTTTTAATGCTGATGTAACAAATACATTTCCTTCATCACCATTGTTTGTATTTGTAACTTGCATAAACTGACTTACATTTGATGTCTGAGTATCTACTGGTGTTTTCATTGTTTGATCTAAAACTTGTATATCAAATTTAATATTATTATTTTGATCTGCAAATACAGGTAACTGAATGTTTTCTGAAGTTTCTCTAGAAATATATAATTGGTATAGCCCTTGTTCTAGATTTGTTAAATCTCCTTCTGCCATATTAAGTTTTACTTGCCCTACACTTCCTGTATGCTCTAATACTCTGGAAAATATTCTTTTTCCAGTAGAAGGATGAAACATAGTTCCTCTTAAAACATCTGAATTTACATTTTGTAATTTTCTGTCTTTATTTCTTATATTAAAGATTAACTCATTAGATAATCCTTTATGTGCTGTTAGTCTTTTATTATTCATAGGTCTGTTATCCACATATAAACTGTCCGAGTCGATCACAAGATCAACTACCTCGTCGTATAAAAATAATTTGTGATCTCCGTAACTCATAAGTTTTTAACTCTTTATATTGTAGTATTTATCATTATGAAACATAAATAAAGTTGTGGAGAAAGAAAAACTTATATCAGAGGCAGAAGAACGTTACCCATTCCTTACAGGTATTACCTACGCAGGTAATGAATATGTTGGAATAGTAGTTAATCACGACAATTCTATATGTACTTTTTATGATATAAGTAAAATGCCATCATTAGAAGTTAAAAAGAAATTTTTAGAATATGGTGATATGTGGTGGTGGGAAAGTAATAGACAACTGCCTATAGATATTTTCTTAAACCATGAAATGAAAGAATTTATTCCATTCTTATCTACATTTGTAATGAAAGATGTAGAAGTTTTATTTGGACCTATGACGTCGTTGCAGAATTTAATTAGAAAAAGAATTAAAAGACGTGGTGTTCAACTAGTTCGTAAAACTGATTAACCTTCGCAAATTAAATTTAATTGTACAATAATTGCTAGAGCATAGCCATAACTGTGGCTCTTTTTAAAGAAGTAACTGTTATCATTAGGCTTGACCCAAACATCTGCTTCTATTTGCTCCCAACTTTTACCAATAAGATGCCTTTTGCCAGGTCTTATTATAGCAAGTATCATTGCTAACTGTTCTAAACTTGTAGGAGGATGTTGTTTAATAATATCATAATGATTACTGATATGAAATAATTGCCCTACAACTTCTTTATGTTCGAATAGTTCCCACATAGGTTCTGTTGCAATAAGTTTATCTAAATGTACCTCATCTTTAATACCTGTGTATATGTGGTTGTTTAAAAAGTCTACTTTAAACCAACCTTCTTTCTCTGCTTCTTTATGATCTACTGTGCTGTATCCTTGTAGAGGAAACTTTGGAGCATTCTGAAAATACACACCAGTATTATGTTTAGTAAAGTTACCGTCTTTTTCAATACTTGCAGGTGTGTGATTAACTAACTTAAGAAAGTCATCTCTGTTTGCCATATCTATGTCTACATCAAAATCAAACTTCATTGAATAACTTACTCCACT